ATCGTCCATGCTAAATAAGTGCTGCGCAATCCAGCGGCGACTAAAGAAACCTTCTGTCGCACCGCTAGCAACATCGAATTTCGCCTTCCAGTGCTCCAATTCTTGTAATTCTGCCATTTTTGATGGATTGTTTAATAAAACTTTAAAGCTCAGCAGATCATCTCCGCGATAGCCCAAAGTATAAAGGTGAATTATGCCAATTTTTTCTATTTCACTAACGATCACCCTCTGGAGTCGCTGAATTGTTCTGGCAAATCTTATGTCTTTTTGAGCCAAGGTTGTCTTGTCATCCCCTCCCCCCTCTTCGGACATGCTTGATAAGTAAGAGGCTGGGATTTTAAGAGCAGAGAACAACTTATCTCTAAGGTATTTGATATCGTCGATGTCGCCTGTATATGAGCCTCCTGATAGTGTTTCAATCTTGGTCGACGCTCCGCCGCGCACGGGTACAAAATAATCCTCTTCCACGCTCATCGGATTATATCTCAAATCAACTCTTCCAGTTTCCGGATCGATAATTTGGTTTCGTTTCATCTGAGTCATAATTTTTTGCATGTGCTGTTCAATATCTTCTGGTGGAATTCCGCCCACATCTACATAAAACACCCTGCGCTCTGGCGATCTAACAATACGATAAGCCATCACAGCGTCTTCCAACATTGTAAGCTGGCGCCAGATGCGTCGAGCGGCTTCCAAAATAGAAGTTCCATATGGGGCATATTTGTCGTTTCCTAAAATGCGAAAATGCGCAATTTGCCAGTTCTCGAATGTAAGGCCTCCAGAGTTCCACTGAAACTGTACATAGTTGGGATTTGTTTCATCTTCTCCCTCTAAGCGTTCGACCTCGTTTGGCGGAAGGCCGATACAAGACTTGATCCCAAGCCCCTCTTCGATATCCAAATATACAAAAAAGTCACCATACTTGCACATAGTTCGACACCAGCCGAACAAATTATGCTCGATATTAATAATGTTGTTATATAAATTGTAGAGAATAACCTTTATTTCTTCGTTTGGACATTTGATTGACAACATCGGCTTAAGTGCGCTGGATGTCGTCATTTCGTCGGCATAAATATCCATAGCAGATGCAATTTCCGGAGTATATTCCATCTGATCAAAATCTGAATATCTGTGCTGGCGATTTTGGTTCGCCATCAAGTCCGCTTCTAATGCGGCGAACGGGTTGCTATCAGATCTTTTAAACTGTTTTCCACTAGCAGATTTAAATTTAAACTTATCTAAATGTCTGCGGCGGTACCGGCGGATGTTTTGGGTTCTGTAATTGACAATTGGTCCAGAAAAAAGTCTAGTTAGCCTTTTAAAAAGCTCTGACTCTTGATTCCTGGGATTGTTGTTTCTACGATTTTTAACTGATTTCTTTCTTGCCATTTTTAACCCTTATATAGCCACTTATATTCTTCATAATCTTTTTTAGCTTTATCGTGCCTATCCATATCTTCTTCTCTCTTGTATCCTTGCATGCCTTTAACTGATGTGTTTATACTAGTATTCGCGACATACACAGAATTTAACATTGCTTTTTTGTATTGTACTTCTCTTTTGTTAACTTGTAAAGCTGTATCTCTGACCCAACAGCCAATCGCCAATGCCATAATCAGATCATCGTTGTATCCGCGCATAGCTTGCGGCTTGCCATTATACCAAATAAATGTGGTTATCTCCTTGAATGTCCTCTGGGAATATATAGTAATTAGTTTATTTCTGATGAATTCCTCAAGCTTAGCCACAATAATTGGCCTAGTCTTGGTGGAGGTTGTAAACCCGGGAACAGAATTCGACATCGTTTCTGCCTGATACTGTTCCACAAATTCATGCGTGCTCTTGATCGAATAGTAAAGATTTGGGTATTCCATATCGATTAGCTTCTCCAGTACCGATATGCCTACGCCCACATTTTCCACAACCAAAAGACAATCTCCGTATTCTGTCCCTGCTCGATACAAAATGCCGGCATACTGGTCTAAGCTTGGCTTGCCTTGATATTCTGCGACTACTTCCATTGTGTCGGACTTTATGATATGAAATGTGGAATTGTCTGCGCCGTCGCCGCGAGCCACATCGGCAACAAGCACATATGTGCAGGCCGAATCATATTTTTCCCAAATCCAAAAATTTCGGTCAAACCCTGTTCTATATTCAGGATCCCTTACCAAAGTATTTAACCAAGCAACATCATCCGGATGTATTACGGTTTCGCCAGAGGTGTTAAAGTTACATTCAAGCTCTTGCGCGATTTCTCTAGCTGACATGTTTTTTGTTTCGCGCGCGAACCAGTCTCTATCGCGATCCGGATGTACATCCCAGGGCAGATTAATCGGATTAAATACATTTTCTTGTAATTCTGCCTCTGTGTATATTTTATGAAACCAGTTTCCAACACCATTTGGCGTTGAAAGCGCAATACAGCGACCACCGGTAGAGAGAGTCGGATAAAGGCCGGCCCACAACTCTTCAAGCCCTTCGACATGAGCGGCCTCGTCGATAACCAACAAAGACAAGGCTTCTGAGCGGCCGGCGTCTCCGGAAGTGGAAGAGGCCTTAATCTGAGAGCCGTTGGAAAGTTCGAACGAAGTCCTGTTGTCTATTGCAATTTCTGTTATTTGGATCCAGTCAGGCACTCTTTTAATAATAGATTTTACCTTTTTCACCAAGTTTGACGCAGTCCCAAACTTTGTTGCAACAACTAATATATTCTTGTCGCGATGGAACATCATTAGCCAAGCTATGTATCCCGCCGTAATTGTGGAAATTCCAAGCTGGCGCGCTTTTAGGATAACATTAAATCGATGCGCATTGAAATCCTCTAGTAGAGAGGTTTGATAATCGTATGTGCGGAATGCTATCAAGCCCTTTTGAGGATGTGAAATTTTTGCGTAGTTATTTAAAAAATAAACTGGGTCTTTCCCGCATTTAACGATCTCTTTCAAAATTTCATTTTTTGAAAGCTGGTATGACATAATATTTTGCCTGTTTATTAGTCGCCTTTGCGGTCGTGCAGTTCGCCCATTACTTCCGCGCGCAAGTCTTTAAGTTCTTTGATGGCCTGCATCGCAGACTTACGCACGCGGCGGCCGGCCGATGCGTTTCCATTATCAAACTTTTCAGCATCTCTGACGGCCAAGGACAGTTCGCTCAGAATCTCTTGTAATCTATCAAGTATCATATTACTCTTTGCTCCTTGTTATATTTTTAGATTTTTTTGTGCCCGGATATTGTTCTTTGCCAATTGCTAAGAACTTTTTAATTGCATCATCGATACGATCTTCAGAACCTTGTCCTACTTCTTCGACATCGGATAAGCCTCCAATTTTATAATAACAGTGTGCTTGAACCCATGCTCTAACTCTAGAGGTGCTCTGAACATCTATTTCCACCTCTCCTTTTTTGGTTAGTGTAAGTGCATTGCCTGTAACTTTTTTGTACTCTTTTTTGAGATACTTGGCTATGTCAGCTAACATGCTCTCAATTTCTGATTCAAACTTGCTGTTGTGCAAATCTTTGATTTTAATTTCGCCATGATAGTGAATGCAAAGTAGAGGTCCGTGAAACTTTATACGAAAACCGTCAAAACTCCGGCTATCAAGAACGATGTCTCCCTCTTCTCTCTTGAGGCCAACTTTTCTTTCTTCGCCATCATAAGAATATCTCTCGTCGTGTGCTCCATCATGAGCGTTTGCTGCGGCCTGCGAGATTCCGCGGATGATTTCGAGGGTTTTTGAATCTGCCATTATATAAATTCCTTTAAGACCAAATCTTGTTAATAATTAGTTCGTTGTTCTCTTCTTTAACCATTTCTTTTTAATTTTATTGCGATGGGGTGCCCCAACCAGCAGATGCGATAGCTTGTTGCCCTGCTTTGGAAAAATACTTATCCATAACATCATCTGTCTCTTCGTCCTCTTGATCATCTTGATTGTTCGTTGCGACCGGTTGTGATATCACCGCTTTATCGTCGCGGTCGACCGGCGTGGGTTCGGCGAGAGGTTCCGCCTTGACAATCACCTCAGGATCGCCAGTCGAATCTGTAGGCTCTTTTTCAGGAGACGGTGTTGGTGGTGGAGAGGCGCCGGTCGGATCCGTATAGAAGTCGAATGGTACACGGACGGCTTCTCGGGCATCGGCTATATAATCATCTGGGCCGGGCTCTGGAGTAGTTGCCGGCTGGGGTTCCCTCATCGCCTCTGCTTTGCTAAGAAGCTGATCAACATAGGTACCGACT